AACTTATAACTTTACAGTTACGGCAACCGATGATGAAAGTCAATCTACCGGAAGAGCATTTTCTATAACAATAGAAAAATATGTTTTAGTTTCTTCTGAGCATTTTACAATAAATACATATACTGGTACTGGTTCATCACGAAGCATTGAAGGTAAGATTGGTACTGCTGCCTCTTTTAATGGGAGTAGTAGTTATATAACAACACCAAGTATAATACCTACAAATAACTTTTCTTTTTCTTTTTGGGTTAATATGAGTAGTTTTTCAGGAGCGGGTACTAATCAAGTGGTATTTGTACAAAACGAAAATAATAACAGATGGTATATTGCGGTTTATGAATCTGGCAGAATAGAAGCTTGGAGTGGTTTGGGTACTTTTACCACTTCTTCTAGCGTTATTAATTTGAATCAATGGCATAATGTAGTTTATACCGCTAGTAGTTCAACCGGCAAAAAAATATATGTAGATGGAACAGAGGTTTTATCTAATGCAGATACAAGTAATAATGGCGGAACAGCTGCTGGTAATCTTTTTATAGGCTTTGGAAAATGGTATGCAAATTCACTTTATTTAGATGGTAAATTAGATCAAACGAGAATATTTAATAAAGTATTAACGACCTCAGAAATAGCCACACTATACGGTGAAAACAATGCTTCATCCACTAAATCTAAAGCTGATATTTTTAATGACGGCTCTAGTATAGCTTTTTATGAATTTGAAGAAGGCGCTAAAAGCTCAGGCGCTGCAAAACATTACTTGCACGTAGGCGACGCAGGGGGACAGAATACAAGTGTAAGAATAAATAGTGTAGATTCTGAATTTACATATGCAAGACCAACCGGATATGCAGAATGGGGCGGCTCATTTGACCCAAATAATACTGCAACAGATTACGTTGGGTCGTCTTCAGGCTTTGTTTTTAGTGAAAGTAATAAGAAATGGGATAAGCCTACATCTAATTATTTTCATTCAGTATGGTCAACTAATAGTTATTCAAGTGGCAAATACTATGTTGAGCTTGAATTTTTAAATGCTGATTTAATATTTGGACTAAGCACATCAGAAACCGCCGATACAGTACATAGTGGTGCGTCTTTTTATGATAACGCAATATCTTATTTCAGCTATAGTGCTACTAAAAATATATATTCAAATACAGCTGTAAGCGGCGGCGCTGTTTTATCTACAGACAACGTTATAGGCTTTGCAATAGATTTTGATAATAAAACATTAAAATATTACATAAACAATACTCTTGTAGAAACCGAAACATTAGCTGGTTACGATGGAACCTCAACCAATGTAGATTACGTGGGAACTTCATTTAAACCTGGTTTGGTTTGGACTAAATCTCGTAGTAATGCGTTGAATCACGCTCTTTTTGATTCAGTAAGAGGTACAACAAAAGCATTAAGACCAAATGATACCACCGCCGAGCAAACAAGAAGTGGTGTAACATCTTTTAATTCTAATGGATTCACTATTGGGTCAGACGATGAATCAGGAGGGCAAAACGGATATACATATGTTAGTTGGTGCTGGAAAGCAGGAAATTCGGTAGTAACAGATTCTGCAACGGGAACATTAACCGCGGATATTAGTGCAAATACTAATGCAGGATTTAGTATTGTAAATTACACGGGAAATCAAACGCAGGGCGCTACTTTTCCTCACGGATTAGATTCAGCACCGGAAATGGTTATCATAAAAAATAAATCTACTTCAACATATTGGTTTGTTTATCACAAGGATTTAGACGCCAATAAAAATGTATATTTAAATGACTCTTCATCACAACAAGCAGACAATCAAATGTTTGGTGCAGATGCAAATGTTGTTACCGTTGGTTCAAGCATAAGTGTAAATTCTTCAACGACAGATTCTATGATTGCCTACTGCTTCCATTCAGTAGATGGCCATCAAAAGGTAGGAAGTTATACGGGGACGGGATCAGCGGGTTCGCCAACGATTACGACTGGTTTTCAACCAAGATTTGTAATGATAAAAAATATTAATCTTAATCAAGAATGGATTATGATTGATAGTGTGCGCGGTAATAATTCTGCCAAAACATTATATCCTAATTATAGTTATGCTGAAGTAACAAGCGGTAACAATATAGATTTTAACCCCAATGGATTTACAATACAAGAATCGGGCGGTGGTATAAATTATCAATCAGGAAATACGTTCATCTATTTAGCAATAGCATAGACAATGGAAAAAAAGAAATTTAAAGATACCGGCGTTGGTAAATTTTTATTAGACAAAATTCCTAACGTTGTTGGCGCAATTGCAGGGGACACTCCTGTAGGCTCTGTAATACAAGCTATTATTGGCGGATCTGATATGTCGGATGCTGATAAAGAAATAGCTCTTGAAAAATTAAAAATGGAGCGTGCTGAAATAGATGGTACAACAAAAAGATGGGTGGCGGATGCTAGATCAGGCTCATGGCTTGCTTCTAATGTTCGTCCCCTCGTATTAGTATTTTTAACAGTAAGCTATGTAGCCGGATGGTATATGGGTTACCCTTTAGATTCTATAACTGGACTTTTAACAATTGTAATTGGTGGATATTTTGGAAGTCGTGGTGTGGAAAAAGTATTTGGAAACAACAAACATAAATAAAAAATGACCGATTTAAAAATATACGGTATTAACATTGCGGCATTAGTAACAAGCTCGCCAATGGTTTCGGGTATAAACCCGATGTTACAAACAATAGTTTTATTATTAACAATAGGGTACACCTGTATAAATATTTATCAAAAGCTTAAAAAATGAAATATTTTACTGAATCTGAATTTAATGAGTTTGAAAAAATGAATCCTGAACTTCTTGAAAAGCTAGATCAGCTAAGAGAAGCATATGGATACCCAATTAAATTAACATCTACTTATAGATCTCCTGATCATCCAATTGAAGCAAAGAAAGCTAAGCCAGGTGAGCACGCTTATGGTGCAGCTGTTGATATTGCCTGCGTAGGAGGAGAAGCAACCTTTAAATTAGTAAAAGCAGCTATTGAAGTTGGATTTACTAGAATAGGTATAAGTAGAAAAAATAACTTTGTTCATGTAGGCATAGGGTATGATGGTGCTCCGCCTATTACAATATGGACGTATTAAAAAAATTAAATGAAATTAATTAGAAAAATAAGCATTGGTACAGATTATAAAAATGAAGCAATGCATTACTCTGTAGGTCAAGAAGTTTATGGAGGACATAAAATATGTGATATACTAGAGGATAACGGAGGATACAAAATTTATATTACAAAAAACGAAGAGGTGCTGCCGTGGAAGTTTTTTAATTCAAACATGGCTGTATCAATAGAATACAATTTAGATTATTAAATGAAATCACTTTTTAATTATATTATATCTACTGAATCAAGGTACAACAATAAAATAAATGTTGACCAAAAAGAATTAATACTTAATACAGAAATTAGCGAACGTGACTATATGTTTGTTAATAGAATAGGTGTTGTTGTTAATGAGCCTGCGTATGGAGTAACTTCAAAGACCCCTAAAAAAGGAGATACTGTAATTGTTCATCATAATGTGTTTAGAAGATGGTTTGATGTTCGTGGAAATGAAAAAAATAGTGGTAGCTTTTTAAAAGAAAATCAGTATTTTGTAGCTCCAGATCAAATATTTGCTTTTAAAAGAAATGATAAATGGCATTGCCCAGATGATTATTGTTTTGTTAAGCCATTAACTAATAAAGATAAATGGGACTCTGAAACTGAACAAAAATTAAAAGGTGAGCTTGTGTATAGCAACAGTGAATTAAGTTCATTAGGGCTTTCTATTGGAGACGTGGTGGGGTTTACACCTGACTCAGAATATGAATTTGAAATAGAAGGTGACAAATTATATAGAATTTTATCTAATCAAGTTACAATAAATTATGGACAGGAGAAAACGAGTAATTGAAGCGGCTGAAAAAGCTTTAGTAGAACTTGAAAAAGTTATCAAACAGAATATAGATTTAGGTGAATTAGATCCAGAAAAAGCAAAAACAGCAGCTCAGGCAAAATGGGTAGCAATTGAAGACTCTTTAAAAATAATTGAAAAAATTGAAGAGCTAACAGAAAAAAAATCAGAAAGCAAAAAATCAGAAGCTTTTATGGGTGTTGAAAATAGAGTTAAATAATGTATAAACAAACTTTATATAAAATACACACAGAGCACTTATCTGATAAAAAGATAAAGAATCATAATAAACATAAAAAGTTTAAATATGGTTATAATGAAGATTTAGATTGTGTAATTATAAGCAAAGATGGCACGCTGGGTGATATATATGAAATTCAAGGTCTAAAGGTAGGAATACCTAAAACTCCAAATAAAATAGATGGTGAAGACCTTAAAAAAGAAGATCAAGTATTTAAGCAAGTATCCAAGCCCGCATCATTAAATAAAATAAGAAACTTAATTGATTTTAAAGAATATGCGGAAGATATTAAAGAGCAGTACTATACTTATATTGAAAATGAGTTTAATCACCGCTCTAATGGCTACTGGTTCATGTGCAACAATGAGCCTTGTTACATTACAGGATCGCACTATATATACCTCAACTGGACGAAAATTGACGTTGGAGCACCTGATTTTAGACAAGCCAACAGAATCTTTTATTACTTCTGGGAGGCTTGCAAGGCAGATAGAAGATCTTACGGAATGTGCTACCTTAAGAATAGACGGTCTGGGTTTAGCTTTATGGCATCCTCAGAAACTGTTAACTTGGCAACAATATCCAAAGACTCTAGGTTTGGCATCTTATCTAAGACTGGTGCAGATGCAAAAAAGATGTTCACAGATAAGGTGGTACCAATATCCATTAATTACCCGTTCTTTTTCAAACCAATACAGGACGGAATGGAAAGACCAAAGACAGAGTTATCCTACAAGATCCCGTCAAGAAGACTCACGAGAAATTCGATCAGGGAAAGTTATAATCAGGAGGAACATGGGCAGGGTCTCGACACAACAATCGACTGGAAGAACACGGGGGACAACTCGTACGACGGGGAGAAACTCCAACTCCTTGTACATGACGAATCGGGTAAATGGGAACGGCCGGACAATATACTCAACAACTGGAGGGTTACAAAAACGTGTCTTAGACTTGGAGCAAAAATAGTTGGTAAGTGCATGATGGGTTCAACATCTAATGCAATTGAAAAAGGTGGTGATAATTTTAAAAAATTATATTATAATTCAGATGTTACAAATAGAAACCGCAATGGCCAGACTGCAAGTGGATTATATTCTTTGTTCATACCTATGGAATGGGGATACGAAGGGTTTATTGACAAATTCGGGTATCCTGTCTTCGAAACTCCATCAGAACCGGTTGAAGGAATTGATGGCGAACAAATTTTTAATGGAGTCATCAATCATTGGAACAACGAGGTTGACGGTTTAAAAAACGACAGTGATGCTCTTAATGAATATTATAGACAATTTCCAAGATCTGAAAAGCACGCTTTTAGAGATGAAACTATAAATTCTTTATTTAATCTAACTAAAATATACGAGCAAATAGATTATAATGAAGAAATGACTTTAAAGGGTTATGTGACTAGAGGTTCTTTTTCTTGGAAAAATGGAATAAAAGATACAAAAGTTATATGGTCACCAAATAAAACAGGAAGATTTAATTTATCTTGGATACCTCCTGTTTCTTTACAAAACAATATAATTATAAAAAATGGTATTAAATTTCCTGGTAATGATGGTCTCGGGGCCTTTGGGTGTGATAGCTATGACATCAGCGGTACTGTTGGCGGTGGTGGGTCTAACGGTGCTCTTCATGGATTAACCACTTGGAGCATGGTAAGTGATGTGCCTAATAGTAAATTTTTTTTAGAATATATTGCTAGACCTCAAACTGCAGAAATATTTTTTGAAGATGTTTTAATGGCGTGTGTATTTTATGGAATGCCAATATTAGCAGAAAACAATAAACCTAGATTATTATATCATTTAAAACGTAGGGGTTATAGAGGATTTTCTATGAATCGTCCTGATAAAACAAAAATTAAATTATCTAAAACAGAATTAGAGTTGGGTGGAATACCCAATTCATCTGAAGACATTAGACAAGCGCATGCTGCAGCAATTGAAACATATATAGAATCCCACGTAGGCAATCTAGGAGAGTCTCACGGTAATATGTATTTTCAAAGAACCTTAGAAGACTGGGCTAGATTTGATATTTCAAAAAGAACAGCGCATGATGCTTCTATTAGCAGCGGACTTGCTATAATGGCTTGTCAAAAACATTTATACCGACCCGTCGGTGAAAGAAAAACAAAAAAACTTGATTTTGGATTTTCTAAATATACAAATTCAGGATTAAGAAGTCAGATAATAAAATAAATATGGCAAAAAATAAAGGACAAATAACACAGTTTCCGAGTCAAGCCGTCTCAGATGCAGTTAAAAAATCTAAGGATTATGGTTTATCTGTAGCTAGAGCGATTGAGCAAGACTGGTTTAACAAGGATAACGGGTCCGGAAGGTATTACCAAACACGTGATGAATATCACAGGTTAAGATTATACGCCAGGGGAGAGCAGTCAATAAGAAAGTACAAAGATGAATTTGCTATTAATGGTGATCTTTCTTATTTAAATCTTGATTGGAAACCAGTTCCTATTGTTCCTAAGTTTGTAGATATTGTTGTTAATGGAATGCAAGATAGGCTTTTTAGTATTAAAGCTTTTGCTCAAGATCCTATATCTACAGGTAAAAGAACAAAGTTTGTTAACAACATTCAAAGAGATTTAGCTGCAAAAAAAATATTAGCAGATATAGAAGCTGAATTAGGTGTTAATGCTCGTAATGTACCTGAAGAAGAGCTTCCTGCAAATACGGAAGAGCTAGAGCTTTTTATGCAATTAAACTACAAGCAAGGTATTGAAATTGCTCAGGAACAAGCTATAAACAATGTTTTTCTTTCAAATAAATATGATGAAATTAAAAGCAGAATTGATTATGATCTAGCTGTTATAGGTATTGGATGTGCTAAGCATTCTTTTAATAATACAGATGGTATTAAGCTTGATTATGTAGATCCCGCTAATTTAGTATGGTCATATACGGAAGATCCTAATTTTGCTGATTGTTATTATTTCGGTGAAGTAAAAAAAATAAAATTAAACGAATTAAAAAAGCAATTTCCATCTTTAACAGATGAAAAAATTGCAGAGTATACAAAAAAGGGTTCAAATTGGACAGACTATAATAATATAGGTAATACTAATGATAATGTTATAGATGACAATAACGTAGTTACAGTATTATATTTTAACTGGAAAACTTGGGAAAATAATGTATACAAAATAAAAGAAACATCTACAGGTGCTGAAAAAGCTATTCCTAAAGATGATTCTTTTGATCCACCCAAAGATAAAAGAACTAGATTTCAAAAAGTTGCACAAGCAAGAGAGGTAATATACGAAGGAGCTTTTATTTTAGGTACTACAGAATTATTAAAGTGGGAAAAGGCGACTAACATGATTCGACCATTATCTAATACAAACAAGGTAATGATGAATTATATCGCAAGTGCACCAAGGCTTTATAAAGGAAATATCAATTCCTTAGTATCTAAAATGGCACCTTATGCAGATTTAATACAGCTAACACATTTAAAATTACAGCAAGCAATACAAAGAATGACACCATCTGGTGTTTATTTAGATGCTGATGGTTTAGCTGAAATTGATTTAGGGAATGGCACAAGTTACAACCCACAAGAAGCGTTAAACATGTATTTCCAAACCGGTTCTATAATCGGGCGATCTCAAACTGTGGATGGTGAAATGAATCCTGGCAAAGTGCCTATTCAAGAACTACCTGGCGGCGGCGGTGGTCAAATACAAGTTTTAATAGGAGCATATAATCAGTACATACAAATGATGCGTGATGTTACTGGTTTAAATGAAGCAAGAGACGGATCTGATCCTGACCCAAAAGCTTTAGTAGGTGTTCAAAAACTGGCAGCTGCAAATAGTAATACAGCTACAAGACATATACTAACGAGTAGCATGTTTATTACAACTTCTTTAGCAGAAGCAATTTCTTTAAGATTTAAAGATGTATTAGAATTCCATCCATCAAAAGAAGCTTTTATAACTGCACTGGGTAGATTTACAGTTGGTTCTTTAGAAGAGCTAAAAGACTTGCATATGCATGATTTTGGTATATTCTTAGAATTAGAACCTGATCAAGAAGAAAAACAAATGCTAGAGGCTAATATACAAACAGCACTAGCACAAAAAAGTATATTTTTAGAAGATGCTATTGATATAAGAGAAATTAATAATACAAAATTAGCTAATCAACTTTTAAAATTTAGAAGAATTAAAAAGCAACAGGTTGATCAAACCCAAGCTCAAGCTGCTAGTGCAGCTCAAGCGGAGGCTCAAGGTCAAGCACAAATTGTTGTTGAACAAGCAAAAGCGCAAGCAGAACAAATTAAAACAGAATCTAAAATTCAAGTTTCTACAGCTGAAAATGAGCTTTCTATTAAAAAGATGGAAGTTGAGGCAAGAACAAAAAGAGAACTTATGCAATATGAGTTTGATTTAAATGTTAGATTAAAACAATTAGAGTTACAAGCGCAAAAAGAGCTTGTTGAAAAGCAAAGTGAAACTCAAAAAGAAATAGCTAACACAAAAGTTAGTGCGTCCAAAATAACTGGACCGCCTGATACAGGCAAACCAAAAAAGTCCTTTGAGTCTAAAGGCAATGATGTTTTAGGGGGGTTTGATTTATCAAGATTTGAACCTAGATAAAACTATTTAAATTATTTTATTATATACAATTATGGAAGAACAAGTTAAAGTTAATGTTGTAGAAGACAATACTCCTCCTACAACACCACAAGAAAAAGAAGCTGCTGTTTTAGAACAGGCTATTGAAGAGGGTTCTGTTGATGAATCGTATGGTCTTCAAGACGACGGCGTTTACAAAGTAAATTTAGATAAACCACCAACACTTAAAGAAGATGCCATTCAAGAGCAAGAAACAGAGAGCGTATCTGTGGGCGATGGAGCCGAAGATAGCCCGGAAGTGGACGAACAAGTACGGGAGCAAGATACAAAAGAAGAAAACGAAAAAGAAGAAGTAATTGATGATTCACCATTGCAATTAGTAAATGATGAACCACAAGAAGAAGAAAAACAAGAAGTACAGAAAGAAATCCAGCAAGAAACAAAACAGGAAGTAAAACAAGAAGAAACAAAAGTTGTTTTACCTGAAAATGTTGAAAAGCTGGTGCAATTCATGGAAGAAACTGGCGGAACGGTAGAAGATTATGTTAATCTTAATCGTGACATTTCTAAAATGGATAGCACAACTTTATTAAGAGAATATTATAAAAATACAAAACCTCATTTAGATGTAGATGATGTTGATTTTTTATTCAACAAAAACTTTGCATATGATGAAGAGACGGACGATCCGTCAGAAATTAAGGCTAAGCAATTAGCTTTTAAAGAAGAATTATATAATGCCCAAAATTATTTCAACAATAGTAGGGAAAAATACTATGCCGATCTTAAGTTAAGAAAGCAAGAAAGTGTTGCTCCTGAATATGCTGAAGCTATGGAGTATTATAATAATTCTAAGCAACAATCAGAAGAGTATAATAATCTTCAAAAAGAGTTTATTGAAAAAACAAATAAAGTTTTTAATGATAATTTCAAAGGTTTTGATTTTAAGGTCGGAGAAAACAAATACAGGTTTAAAGTAGATAACACTGAAAAAGTTAAACAATATCAATCAGATATTTCTAATTTTATTAATGAATTTTTAGGTGACGACGGTTCTGTAGCAGATGCTGCAGGATACCATAGAGCATTATTTGCTGCTAAAAATGCAGATAAGATTGCAAATCACTTTTATGAGCAAGGCCGTGCCGACGCCGTGAAAGAATCTGCCAAGCAAGCAAAGAATATTAATATGGACCCTCGCTCTGATAATTCAACTATAAAAACCGAATACGGAGATAAAATTAGAGTTGTATCTGGAAATTCATCTGATAAGTTGCGCATTAAATGGAATAAATAACACAACTTAAAATCAAACAAAATGGCTTTTACTGGTGGCATTCCTGCCGCATTACAACCAACCCAGTCTAAAACACTTTATGCTGGGAATTACATTGACTTCACCTCAGCGGCGCATGATCAATGGACACAACAATTTTTACCCGATGTATACGAAAAAGAAGTAGAGCGCTACGGAAATCGTTCAATCGGATCATTTTTAAGAATGGTATCTGCAGAGATGCCTTCAACTTCAGATCAAATTATCTGGACTGAGCAAGGGCGTTTACATACCCGTTATGCAAATGTACTTCCTCAAGGAAGCGCAGCTACATTGCCAGCTGCTGGTGCTGCTGCTGTAATTGCAGCTAACGCTAATGCAGGTGGAGTATTAAACTTTACTATTCCTGCTCAGCCAACAAGTGTTGGTTTAACATCTGACACTACATCAAACTGTAACTTCAAAGTTGGTCAAACAGCTATGGTACAAGTTCAGTCATCTGCAACTTCTGCTGTTGGTGGAACTGCTGATGTTATTAAAGGTGTAGTAACAGCGGTTTCAGGCGCTAGCTTTCAAATTAAAGCTTACAAAGGTCACGCTGGCGTAACTGCTGCTGAACGAGTAACTGCAATGGTATATGGATCTGAATTTGCTAAAGGTACTGGAAACTTTACTGAAAAGCTAGATCCTAGCTATGCTACATTTACTAATGCTCCAATCATTATGAAAGAGCACTATTCAATCAATGGATCTGACACAGCTCAGATTGGATGGATTGAAGTAACTTCAGAAAATGGAGCAGATGGATACCTATGGTACCTAAAATCAGAGCACGAAAATAGACTACGTTGGGAAGACTACGTAGAAATGGCTATGGTTGAAGGTGTTGAAAAAGCTGCTGGAGGAGCTAATATTGCTCTTGGAACTTATGGAGGTAGCCTTGCTGCACAAAATGCACGTGGTACTCAAGGGTTCTTTGACGCAATTGAAGAAAGAGGTAACGTATATTCAGGATTTGGAGCGCAGGCTACAGGTGGTGGAGCACTTACTGATTTCGATGCTGTTCTTAAGCAACTAGACAAGCAAGGGGCTATTGAAGAAAACATGCTTTTCTTAAATCGCGATTTATCATTAGAAATTGATGATATTCTTGCTCAACAAAATGGTGGCTATGCTAGCGGTGGTACTTCTTATGGAGTATTTAACAACAGTGAAGATATGGCACTTACTTTAGGGTTTACTGGATACCGCAGAGGATCTTATGACTTTTACAAAACTGACTGGAAATACTTAAATGACTGGTCAACTCGTGGAGGTTTTGGAGATGTTGAAGGTGTTTTAGTACCTGCTGGTACGTCTACTGTTTATGACCAACAACTTGGTACAAACATTAAGCGCCCATTCTTACACGTAAGATATAGAGCTTCAGAAACTGACAACAGAAAAATGAAATCTTGGATTACAGGATCTGTTGGAGGACCTACTAGCTCAGATATTGACGAAATGAGAATGCACTATCTGACTGAAAGATGTCTTATTACTCAAGCTGCAAATAACTTTGTATTATTTAAAGCTTAATAAGGTTTTTAACTATAGGATACGGGCTCTTCGGAGCCCAGTATTCTTATTTTATATTATTTAATTATGACAACAAAAACAACAAAAGCTCCTGACGCTGAAAAAGGATGGGAGATAAAAGACAGAACATACGTATTAACCGGTAATAGATCACCTATTTCTTGGACAATACAAACAAAACACACAGCTAGAAAACCTTTGCTTTATTTTGATGAAGCAACCGGAATAAACAAAGAAATACGTTACGCTACAAACCAAAGATCTTTATTTGTAGATGGTCAAGATGGAGCTGTAACATTATCTCATGTAATGTTTTTAGATGGTGTATTATATGTTCCAAAAGAAGAACAAAATTTACAAAAATTACTTTCTTTATATCACCCAGAAAGAAATAAATTATGGGAAGAAGTTGACGAAGTACGAGAAGCTGAAGATGAAATTGACGTTTTAGAATTAGAACTTGAAGCTTTAAACTTAGTTAATGAAATTGATATTGAACATTTAGAAGCTATTATGAGAACTGAGTTAGGTTCAACAGTTGCTAGTCTTTCTTCTAAAGAATTAAAAAGGGATGCGTATAGATTTGCTAAATCGCAACCAGTTTTATTTTTAGAACTTGTTCAAGACGAAGATATAAAGTTAAGAAATCTAGCTAATAGAGCTGTTGAAGTTGGAATTTTACAACTTACTGATGACAATACTGTTTTTAAATTTGCTAATGGCAAAAAAGTTTTAACAGTACCATTTGAACAGCACCCATACGCGGCGTTAGCTCAATATTTTAAAACTGATGAAGGTGTAGATTTAATGAAATCTATAACAAAAAAGCTTTCATAAACACTTGGCGTAGAGTAAGAAATTAACTCTATGCCGTCTAAATTAACACAATAAATATAAATGGTAAATATAGATAACGTCTACAATACTGTATTAGTAATAACTAATAAGGACAACCGTGGATATATAACACCAGAAGAGTTTAATAGGCTAGCAAACCAAGCTCAAAATGAAATATTTGAAAGCTATTTTAGAAAGCAATCTTCATATGAGCTCAATGCAAATATTACTAGCGATTTTGCAGATCCTGTTTTAAACACTTCTGAGAAAATAAATGAATTTTACGGTGATGCTAATTTAGTATTAAGCAATGGTATTTTTAATTATCCTAGTGACTTTTATAGATTAGGCGTTGTATCTGTTAATAATAAAGTAGCAGATTTTGCACATCATTCAGATATAAAATATATTAACCAATCACCTTTAACCTACCCTGTTGATAGCCAACCTGTATATACGTTAGCTAAAAATGGGGTTAAGGTTTATCCTAGCACAATAACTACAGGTGTTAGTATAGATTATTTAAAAAAGCCTAACAGACCTAAATGGGGTTATATTATGCCTACAGCCGCGCAGATAGCGGCAGGTGTACCTAACAAGCCTATTTATGATCCAACCGTATTTGATCCCGCTACGGATAGTTATAGTGCATCTGCAAAGTCTTATAATTTTGAGCTACATGCTTCAGAAGAATATGATCTAGTTGTTAAAATTTTAACATACGCAGGAGTAGTTATAAAACAAGCTGATATAGCAGGATTTGGACAAGGTAAAGAACAACAAATAGCAGCAACTGAACAATAATGGCAATATCAAGAAAACCTTTAGATGTAAATAATTATTCTGCTTTAGATGGCGGAACAGGATTAGCTATACCGGGATACTATAGTAGAACAAACTTAAATGATATAATTAATAACTTTATGATTGCCTATGTAGGCGATGGAAAAGTTTTAACAAAGGTTCCTAGATATGAAGTAGCTTTTTGGGCACAAAGATCGGTTCAAGAATTTAGCTATGATGTTTTACATTCTGAAAAATCTATAGAAATAGAATTAAGCCCAACTAAAAGCATTTCTTTACCTTCTGACTACGTTAATTATGTTAGGATTGAATATACTGATGCTAACGGCGTAATGAAACCTATACTGCCAAGCAGAACAACTACAGCAAATAAATCAGTTGCACAAGATCAAGATTATAAATATATATACGATCAAGAGGGTAATATAGTTTTTAAAGAAATATCTGAAACTATTGAAAAATATCAATCAGCTGAAAGATTAATGGACGTTCAACAAACTCAAGATTATTATAACGGCTATTTTGACACTGATGATTATTTGTATTACGGAAGAAGATACGGATCAACTCCTGAATACCAAAATATAAATGGTACTTTTGTTTTAGATACAGAAGCTGGAAAAGTTTATTTTGATGCAGCATTTAAAGAAGGCACGTTTATAACTTTTACATATATATCTGACGGTTTAGGTGATAATGGCAATTTTGATAATGTATACGTTCCTAAATTAGCAGAAGACGCTGTATATGCTTCAATGCTTTATAATTTAGCTAAGCTTAGAGGTTCAGCCGCAGGTGCTGCTGGGCTTTACAAAAAAGAAGCTTCTTCTAAAATGCGAAATGCAAAAATAAGATTATCTAATATGAAGTCTACTGAAATGGCTCAAATATTACGTAATAAAGCAAAGTGGATTAAACACTAATAAAATTGTATGCCAGAAATTAAAAGAACGTTCAACGTTGGTAAAATGAACCGCGATTTGGACGACAGACTAGTGCCTCCTGGGGAATACCGGGAAGGTTTTAATATTACTGTTGGGCAATCTGAAAGTTCGGATGTTGGTTCTATTGAAAACTTATTAGGTAATGAAGCTGTTTCTCAAAGCAATTTAGCTAATGGTAAATGTATTGGATACATAAGCGATACAGGTACAGAAAAAATATATTTTTTTGTAACAAGTAATTCTTCCTACAACGAAACAAACACTGGGCAGCATGGTTTATTTGAATATGATCAAAAAACAAAGCAAACTACTGCACTAGTTGTTTCTGCTCAACTTAATCTACATCAAAGCTATCCAATAACAGGAATAAATATTGTAGATGATTTATTATTTTGGACGGATAATAGAAATTATCCTAGAAAAATAAATGTAGTAACCGCTAGAAACAACACGTCTTATTATACAGCGGCTAATGATATTGATAATTTAATATCGGTCGCAAAGTTTGCACCTTACGAATCGCCAACCTTAGTATCTGCAACAAGAGAATCTAATATATCTTCTACATTTATGGAAGACAAGCTAATTAGATTTTCTTATAGATGGCAATTTGATGATAATGAGTATAGCACATTAGCTCCATTTAGTCCTATAGTTTTTTCAAGACTAAATGAAACAGATTCTATAAGTACTTCGTTATCTAATTTTGGAGAAATTGAAACGTTTGTTAATGCAATTAATCAAGTTCAACTTCAAATACCAACACCTACAGGTTACGGTATAAAAAATGTTGAGCTAATATATAAAGAGTCCGGCTCAGGAACATTATATGTTGTTGATGATCAAGATATTACAACTGAGCCTTTTGTAAACTTTACATATTCGTCTACTGACCCGTTTCGAACATTGCCAGGCGATCAGCTTACAAGAGTTTATGATGCAGTGCCAATTAAAGCAAAAGCACAAGAGGTTGCTGGTGGAAGATTAGTATATGGTAATTTTTTACAAAACTACGATATTCCAGATATTTCTTTTACAATTACAAGAACAGGTGAAACTTCTGCTAGAAATAATATATTAGAAAATCAATCAGTTAAGTCAAGAAGAACTTATCAGGTAGGTATTGTTTTAGCAGATAAATTTGGAAGACAATCTCCTGTTATATTATCAAGCTCTGGTACGGATACTGTTTTTATAGATCCAGGAAATGGGGATGCAGCATCTACAACTGCGTTCAATGCTTTGCGTATCACTTTTACAGATACTACACAAATACCATCTTGGGCATATTCATATAGAGTTGTTGTAAAACAAAGAGAACAAGAATATTATAACTGGATTTCTACAATAGATGCTGCTAACACTGTTAATCGTTTTGGTGATAGTATAAATAAAATACCTAGAGATCAAACAGCAACTATTCCGCCAAGTACATCTCCAACAATATCACCTTGTGATGTTTCTGTATATCCTAAATTTTTATCTGGAGGTAATGTGTATACAAAACCGTATGCTAATTTAACTAAAGTACAGTCTATTGCAAATCCATCAGGAGATGCGTTAGTAACAACAATTGATAATTCTGGTGCTTCAGTAACTAGTGGTCTTTGTGTTTTTGAAACTGAGCCGACATCTTCGGAGCTAGATATATTTTATGAAACTTCAACTGGTGGTTTAGTATCAGAAATACCGGCTACAACAACAGATATTTCATTTTTTAATTGTATACTATTAACTTTCACATCAGGTAATCACATTGAGATAAACAGAATACGTGCTGGTTTCAATGAACCATTTTTTGATATAGGTGTTCGAGCTTTTGTTGTACAAGAAAACTTTACGCAAGAAAGAAGAAAAAACACATTAATACATTCTAGTGGGCTTTTAAACTCCAGAACAGGTATTAACTATATAAATCAATTCAATGAGTCCGAGGGAGGTTTAACAATCTCATTAGACCCATTAGACGGTTCCGTACAAAAATTATTTGTTGATGATACTCAGGTTATAATATTTCAAGAAGACAAGGTCTCTAGATCTCCTGTAAATAAAAACTTTATATATTCTGCAGAAGGCGGAGCGGTGCCTGTAACTAGTAATACACAATTTTTAGGTACAATAGCTGCATACGCTGGTGAATTTGGAATATCACAAGATCCTCAATCTTTTGCTAGCTATGGTTTTGCAAAATACTTTACTGATAAAAACCGAGGTACTGTATTGAGGTTATCTCAAAATGGTATTACTGAAATAGCTAAAGCTGGGATGGGAGATTTTTTTAGAGATGCTTTAAAACAATCTACACAAATAATTGGATCTTATGATGAATATAATCGCTGTTATGAGTTAACTATTATTGGGCAAGGGTTTGACAGTAATAAGGATACAAATACTGAAACGGCTAGTGAAGGGTATTTAACATTATCTTTTGATGATAGATCTAATGGTTGGACTAGTTTTAAAGGTTTTAAACAAGAAGGCGGTATTTCATTAAATAATTATTATTATACATTTAATGGTGGAACATTATGGGAACATCATAAGGAAAATGTAACTCATAATAATTTTTATAATTCTGGAACTCAAAAATCTTATGTAATACCAATATTTAATGATGCTCCATCTTTAATAAAACAGTATAATGCTTTGAGTTATGAAGGTGATGAAGGATGGGGAGTTGAATATATTCAAACAGATATAGATAATTCAGGAGTAGTTCCTCAAACAGTTACTTCTTTTTCTACAACATTACAATTATTAGGTGCTGCAAATAATTCTGTTTTTAACGGTGCTAATACAGCAATTGCAAAAGAAAACGAAGGTATTTCTTGGGCTATATTTGTTGAACCTTTAAATTCACAATTTGAATTTAAAAGCATTAGTGATATTGTTTTAACCCCTGCTGCGGGAAGCAGCTTAACTGTAACAAACCCTCAGTCTATAACTGAAGGTAAATTAGTTTTTTTAATTCAGCATACAGTAGGGACTTCAAATACTATTCAAACTTTAAATATATCAGGTACTGGTGCTAGTCTAGCATTTACCGTAGCTTTATTAACGGTTAATACTATAGATACAGTTGCTTTTTCTGCAATAACTCCAGCATCTCAAATATTTAATAATAGCGGAAGTAATAATGTTGTTTTTTCTACTGCAGCATTTACAAATTATTATATAGATCCTGCTAATATTACAGTTAATACCTCGGAAATGCCTGCAATAACAAATCCAGGCACCCTTACTAATGCTAGAAACGGAGATAATATTGTTTATACTCTTCCCATAACCGTGCCAACAGAAGCTACAGCGGGAACTATAACAATAAATGGAACCGCAACACTTAAAAATACGTTAACTTGGGAGCAGGGTAATGTTACATCTCCTGGCGTTATAGCAACACCTAATGGCACAACCGTAGGGATAGCTTATTATAACTCGCCTTTTGAGGCTGCTGCTTCAAGAACAGCAACTATTACATATACATGTTTAGCCACTGAGGTGCTAACTACATCTAGTTACACGGATAGCGGAGTGGGTTACCCTGCAAACACTAATATAAGTAGTGTATTAAGCAATAACGACGGCCAGCTTACAATAACTGTAGTTGTTCCAGAGCTAATTGGTAATACAACTGCTACACCTACAATTACCGTAACAGGAGCAGCTACTGCAACTTTAGGAACAACAACAACTCCTCAGGCAATTAATCAAGCAGGAGATGACGTTGTAATATCAGGCACTTGGAATGTGAATGGTTCAGCAAGTCCTAGTGATAATTGGTTATTATTAAATGGAGTAAATGGTACAGCTGCGCTAACGCCTGGCAACTCTTTTACAATAGGAGCTACTGAAAACACAACAGGTTCATCAAGAACAGGAACAATTACATTAGCAACAACTAATACAAGAGTTTCTGCTAATGTCCCTAATCAAGTAATAACTATTAATCAAGCAGGATAACATGGCTGATATAATAAAATTTCCTTTTGAAAAAAAAGAAGGCAAGTATTTTACGCCTATAGTTTCTGAGCAAACTAAATATAAAGTTGAAAACGGAGCTATAGTAGAAGATGGCAAAGAGTTAATATCAGGTATAAAAGGTGCATTTGCTATTATAAAATTAGTATTGCCTATTGAAAATGCAAGCGCAAAAAAAGAGCTGTTTGCATTAAATTCAGAGGCAGTCAATTCATCGAATTAAATTATATGAAATTACAAGTAAGAAAATTACAAGAATCCGATTGGGATTTAATACCAAGTTGGTGGGAAGCTTATGGTTCTGAAGGCTTCCCTCGTGACTTTTTACCCGGAGCATTTCAGGTGGGTGATGAACAAGAAAAAAAACGCGAAGGACTAGGTGGCTTTATGGTTTGCAAAGGAAACGATCCTATTGCAGCTATGTGGCTGTGGATGACAAATAGTAAGATGGCAATTCCAGCTGTTGTAGTGAGTGATAGATCTTATCGTGACACCGACAGAAGTGATGCATTGCAACTCTTAGTAGATTTTACAACTGATTTTGCCGAAGACTTAGGTTATAAATATGCTTTTGCATGGGCAAAGCCAGGTAGATTATTAGAAAAATATAAAAAGGCGGAGTATTATTGCGATAAAACTCCATCCTATGAATTAATACTAAAATACTAATGGGAGATATAGTAAAAGGTGTAGCATCACTTTTTGGAGGTAGAAAAAGAAGACAAGAACAAAAAAGAGCAACAAGAGCTGCTGATCAAGCTATTGCTAGACAAGACAATTTTGATTTTCAAAATGTTTATAGCGGAATGGAAGGCCCAACTGTAGAAAGTCAAGGGTATGATCCTTCGCAAGCTCAGGTAGGTCAACTAGGGGTTGCTCAGCAAGCACAATTGGCTCAATTAGCACCTTCACAAGGATATGAAGCACAAGGTTATACAGCACAAGGATATGATCCAAGAACAACTTCAGTAGGGGGTCTGGCTAGAGGAGCTGATACAGGATTAACCAACACGATGGCTAACTTGCAGGTTTCAACAGCTGCTGCAGATATGCAAGCGCAGGAAGCGGATCAGTCATTGGCAGCATCACAAGATTTAGCCGCACAAGCCGGTACAGGAGCAGGTGGCGCTACAGCGTTAGCAGCAGCGGCAGCAAAATCAAAAGCTGGTGTGGCCGCTTCTATAGATCAGCAAGTTAAAAGAAACGAAATGCTTAGAGCTCAGGGTGAAAGTGAATTACAAAGAGCTCAATTAGCACAAGGAAATTTAGCGTCTCAATTTGATTTAGGTCAAAGTCAGTTTAATGTGGGGGCTCAAAACAGAGCAGCACAATTCGGAGCACAAGCTCAAAATCAAGCAGCGCAATTTGGCGCACAGGCTCAAAACCAAGCAGCAAGATTTGGTGCTCAATCTGCTAATCAATTTGCATTAGCTCAATTTAGTGCAGAAAATCAAATGAATCAGTTTAATACTGGAGCGCAAAATCGTTTTGCACAAACACAATTTGGTGCTGAAAATCAATTTGCATTAGCTAATACTCAAGCACAAAATCAAGCCGCACAGTTTGGTGCTACCGCAGCTAATCAAGCTGCTGCTAGAAACGCTGATTATCAATTTAAAGCGGATCTTATGGACAGACAAGGAGAGGCTATGGCTCAGCAATTTGATTTTAAAAGATTACAAGATCAAACAGGTAGAGCAGTGGCTGATAAAAACAACGCTGATGCAGCCAGAGCCCAAGCAAAGTCTAATCTTATAGGAGGCATTGCAGGTGTTGCTAGCGCAGCGCTGGGTCCTATAGGGGGATTAGGAGGCGCTGTTGGAATGTTATTTGGAAAAAAAGATTAAAATATGTCAGAATATAATTACGATTTTTGGGCTAAAAAAAACGAATACGCAGCAGGTGGCGCTAAAGAGCAGCAAATGATTGGAAGCGCAATAGATAAATCTATTGCAGAAAGAAGATTATTAGCAGATAGAGCTGAGGCTAAAAGAAATAGACAGCTACAAAGAGATATACTAAATTATAATCAAGCCACTAAAATGGCTGAAAATTTAGACACTCTTAATTTTATGCCCACCGCTGGTGTTAAAGGCATGGACGAAGTAATGGTTGGACTAGGCCGTTCAATTGCAGATCAAGCAGCTTATTTGAATTCAGAGCTTGCTAGAACGCAGGATACCGCGTCGTATTCCGCTGCTATGGCTAGATTAAAAAGCGAAGTTACAGCCGCTAAAGGATTTGATGGTAAAATTAAAGAACTTTTAGGCACTTATGAACAGGCTGTTCAAAGCGGTAATCTATCTGATTTTACAGATGCAAATACTAGAGCTGTAATTGAAGACCTAAGAAGCGGATCTCCTGAAGGTAGATTTGAAAATATTAACGGCGTTACTACCTGGGTTGGCAAAAATGCTTTAGGCGAAGATTATAAACTAGCTATGAGTCAAGTTGATCAATTAAAAAATCAACTACAACAAAAAGACGATATTAATACATTAATTGATAAAGGGCTAAGCGTACAGCAAACAGCAGATGGTCACATATTAAGCTTTGATGAACCCGCATACGGAAAAAACAATGAAAAAGGTTTATCTGCAGCTGATCTATCTAATAATATGCTTGTTGATTTAGTTAATTCTGCTGGAGCGGAAAATAAAGAGCGTAAAAGTGCAGCTATTCTTGTAGATCATTTTGGTTATGATAAAAAGGAGGCTTTGAAATTGTTTTCACAAGTTATACCAGAGGATGAAAGAACAGCACAAGAAAAAGCTGATGGTATAGTTACGGTAGGAGATCAACTTTTGCAAAGAGAATGGTTAAATAAATCTAAAAATTTATATGGAATAAACCAAGCGGCTGTTCAAAAATACAAAGAATCTGCAGAAGATCAATATCAACAGCATTATAACGCAAAAGATATACAAAAGCAGCTTAGAGCAGATAGAGCACAAACTAAAAATGCTTTAGCCAATGATAATGATCCTAGATTTTGGAATACTCCAATAAACAATGATTTGACTAATTTAAAAGGCATGCCTCCAAAAGAAGCTTTAACTAAGTTTAATGGCTTAATGCAGAGATTTAAAGGAGATTTGGCTCTATTAGGATTAAGCAACACTGAAATAAAACTTGGCGATGGTACAGTTGTTCCCGCTGTTGAGTTTGAAGATGAAGAAGGTAATACAGTTAAACAAGAAGGATATTTAGCTGCAGGGCCGCCAGTATCAATGGTTATTCAAAACCCTAAAGTACCCGGAGCACCTGCTATTGAAATACCGTTTAACGCTTCACCTGAAGATATAAAAAGAGCTATATTCCAAGCTCAAGGATTACAATCACCAAATTCAAGAATAGGTTTACCATAATAAATATACAATATGTTTGAATATAACGGACAACAATTTACATTGGCAGAAGTTGAAGAAGCTGCTGCAAATAAAAAAATGTCACTTGATCAATATATAAATCAATTTGGTATTAAAAAAATTGATTCACAAATTGTGGAAAAGCCACAACCTGCTGCGGAGATAGCTGCACCTGCAGTGGGTCAAACTCCCGATACGGGATTGCAGCCGGCAGTTGGTTTATTGGAATCTCCAAGACTTAATTTAGGTCAAGATTTAAAAGACGGATTAAGCCCTGAAGAAAGGTTACAAAAGAAAAGAGAAGAATATACCCAAGAAGATTTAAATTCTATAAAGTTTCAATTTGACAAAGGACCTGAGTACGGTAAAAGATTTGGTGAAGAAGCTTATAATAAGTATATTGAAACAGGAAAAATAGACACTAACCTGCTTCCAAAACAGAACAGATTAGTAGATCCTACAACTGGCAAAAGATTAGGTGTTTCAGATGTTTTAGGTAATGTGTTTAAAAACATGCCTGAACAAAGAAAAGTTATGTGGGCTTCTACTAAAAATTTACTTTTTGAATTTGCTGAAGCTGCTGCTAAACAGGGTGCTTTAAATCAAGGGTTGGGTGCTGGCGCAAATGTTCTTGCTAGCGATGAAACTAAAGAATTTCAACAAAAATTAGCCGCGGAATCTGATAGTCTTTTTGATGAAGAAGTTAAAGCTAATTATAAAACTATTTTAAATAGCTATAATGAAATGGCTAAAAACCCTACAGGTGCTGGTATACTAGGGTCTGGCTCAACAGGTCTAGCGGGCTCAGCAAGTATGGTAGATTTAGTGGGAGGGTTAGGAACTTCAGTAACAAGTGTTGCTACATCAGTAATACCTACTATGGCGGCAACTGCTGTGGGTGGGCCTGTTGCAGGGGTTGCTGTTATGGCTAATTTAATGATACCTTCAATGGTAACAGATTATAACATTGAAAAAGCCAATACTTTATATAAAGATTTAGACACTGAAGAAGAAAGAATAAACAAATTAATAGACGAGGATAAACAAGAGCTAGGAATACCTATTGCTTTAGGTACTATAGCAACAAGTTTAGAATATATAGGATATAAAGGTATTGCAGGCAGCATAGCTAAAAACATGTCCAAGAAAGGGATGAAAGATTGGGCTAAAGCTATGTATGCCATATCTAAAAATAAAAAAGGAGTATCCAATTCAACTGCTACAATAAAAGAATCAGCAACTGAGGTTGCTCAATTAATACCTGAATTAACTAATCAGTATGCAGCCCAAGGTTTAAGTTTTGAAGAAGGAGCTAAAAAAATGTTTATTGACGACGGCAAAGGTGGGCTTGGTGAGTTTTGGCAACAAGCTCCAGAAATAGCTATTCAAGCTGCTTTTGGTACTAGAATATTCCAAGGCGCTAGCTCTGGGCTTGTAAGAACTTTAAAAACCGTTAGAAATAAATTTCCTGGAGTACAAGGTGTTAATGAAAATTCTTTTTTTACATTAGGAGTATTAAAACAAAGAAAAGCAACTGAACAAAATAAAGATGTTATAGAAGGCCTTGATGCGGCTATAGCAATAGAAGAACAAAAAATAAAACAAGCTGTTTTTAATGGTAACAATATAGTAAAAAAATTAGATAACAAAGAGGTAAACTCCGTTGCTAAAGCTTCCGCTAGAATAGAAGAAAATCAAGAAAAAATAGAAGATTTAAAAGCTCAAAAAGATCTTGATATAATAGATAATGCACAATATGAAACCGCAGTAGCTGGACTTAATGCTTCTATAGAAAAAGATAATGCTTTAATAGATGGTATTGTAGAAAATGCTGTAAAAAAAGAAAACATAAGGGAGGATGATCTTTCTTTTAAAACAGGCTATGATGCATTTTTAGAAGCTACTAGGGCTGAGTCTGAAGCTAAAACTAGCAATAAAATAGCTCTTGATGAATATATACAAAAAAATAAAGAGTTAAAAAATAAACTTGACTCAGGTTTAATAACAAAATCAGAATTTGATAATCAAAAAGCCGACAATACACAAGACTATAAAAATACAAAGCAAAAGAATGATGCTATTATAGATAAAGTTAATAAAAACGTTGAATCTATTTCTTCTAGCAGCATTAAATTGTCTGTTGAATTGCAAAAAGCTTTTGACGAAGGAGTTGCTGATGGATCTATAAAAAAAGACGATAACGGTAAAAATATTATATCAAATAAAGTTTATCAAGCTTTAGAAAAAACACAAGAAGCTTTTATAAAAAAGATTTCTAATTCAGTTTTTAATTCAATTCCAAAAGATTTGCTTGTTGCAAACACAACAAAACAAGATTACGAACAAAATGTAAAAACTGAGTTTTTAGAATTGTTAAGATCTTATGATGGTTCGGTTCCTTTAGGGGCTTTTATGCAAACTTATTTGCCAAAAAGAGCTATTGGTAAAAGAGCATTACAAGGAATATCAAATCAAAGATTTACTAATGATTTAGAAAGCAGTGCTGTGCAAGGAATGATATCTGAAGAAGACTCAGAAATTGCACCAGAAATTAAAAATATAGAAACTGCACAGGCTTTAAATATTAGCGATGACTTATTAAGTACTATAAAAAATGCTGCTAAAAAAGCATTAGCTACAGTAAGCAAAAAAGTAGACGATATAAAATTTAAATCAGATGTTTCTAAATCTTTTAAAGATGATTTATATAAATTAATTAAAGACGCTAAAGGTCTTAAAAATACAAAAACAAATCCTGGTTTAACGAAAGCAATAGAAGAGTCTCCAGAGGCTTTTTATAATTCACTTTCTATAGAGTCCATGCGTATGGCCCGCGCTAAAGGAGGAGTAAATCCTTTTGAGCAAGCAGGTTTATTAAAAAGAGATAGCAATGGTGATTTGCAAAAAGTAAAATTTAGCAATGATATTTTATCTAAGTTTTTAAACTATTATACAGATGAATCTTTAAAACCAGCGGCTAGATCCGATAGACAAATGAATCTTATTGAAGCTTTAGTTACTTCAATGGGTGCACGCGAGGCTATAAACTTATTAGAAAATGATATTGAGTTTAGAAAAAGATTTGCTGAGCAGCAACAACAAGAGCAGTCTAAAAATGTTTTTGAGCAAGCAGCAAATAAAATAAAAAATATATTTCAAAAATCTTTTGTAAAATCAATAAAAGAATTTGCAGCATTTGGCAAAACATGGAAGGCTATTGCTAAAGATTTTAATATTAATGTATTATTAGATTCTAAAAATGAAGCGGATGTTTTAGAATTTCAAAACTGGGTTGCTGAAACGGCAACTCGTTTTTTGCCTAGAAGTTTTTTTACAAGTGGAACTTTTGCGGGCGCTGGCACATCAGCTCCTTCAAGAAACTTTTATTATACATCTGTTGAGCAATTAAATGAATCAATAAAAAATTCTTCTTTTGCCAAAGAGGACTCAGATATTGAAGCTGCAGTAACAAAACAAAATTATACCTCAGGGGTTGGGTCTAAAAGAAAAATTCAAGATAAATTTTTAAAAGGTCTTTGGGGTTCTGCTAAATTACAAGAGCAAAATAAATCTAAATTAGAAGGTTTAAAAAAAATATTTTTAGCTTTTGAGTCTATGATTAAGGAAGACCCAAATAATGCTAAATTTATTATAGCCATGCTAAGCAGCACTAGCCAGGGAATGGGGGGCTTTGTAAGAGTATCTGCTCCAATTAATTTTATAGCTAAAAATTTATTTGGAGTAATTGTTGAAGAGCATACTTTACCAGCTAGTTTGGTTGCAAAATATTTGTTTAACCAAGCCATGAATCAAACTGTTAATAAAGGATTCAATGGAATTAAAAATAATTATTTTCAGGGAGCTTTAGCAAAAATTGATGACAATAAACTTGCTGGATTAGGACCTGATGGTAGACCTTATAATTATAAAGAAAGAACCCCACCGGGATGGACTTTATTAGACAATATATGGGCTAGGTATTTTAATAAAAATGTTAATAGTACATCAAACGGTATTGATCCTAATAATATTGTTTTAGCAAATAATAAAACTGTTGCAGAAGAATTTAATGTTGGTTTTGACGGATCAATTATACCTGATGTTAAAAAACTACAACAAGAAGCTATAGCTGAGCAAACAGAAGATCAAGTAGAAAACCTAATTGATAGAGCTATAGCTAAGTTAACAGAGCTAACTGGAACGGAAGGAACTTTGCAAACTAATATAGGGGCTGTGCCAATTAATATAATTATTGGAGGTTTAAGAGCAACTAAATTAGCTTATCAAGGTGGAAAAGCTTTAGCTGATGCAATAGCTGATGGTTATAAAAAAGTTAAAGGCTACATGAGTGCTAAAGAGTGGTCTGATTTTGTAACACAATACACCAGTGAAGTAAAAAACGAAAAAAATCCTTCACAAGTTAAATTAGCAATACTTTCTGAAAAAGGGGTTGCTCAAGTGCAAGAGCAAGCTAGAAAAACAAATGAAGCTTTATTAAATAGCTTAGGCATAGAAACAGAAGGGTTAACAACAGAAGAAATTGTTGATAAAATAAATACGCTAAGAAAAGCAAAAGTAGCAGCAGCAAATAAAAAAGCACCAACTAAGAAGGCTAGAGTTTTTGATTTTGATGACACTCTAGCTAAAACTAAATCTAACGTGCTATACACGCTTCCAGATGGCACTTCAGGAAGTTTAGATGCTACACAATTTGCAGAACAATATAGCGAGTTACAGGAAGCCGGAGCAACTTTTGATTATTCTGAGTTTAGCCAAGTAAAAGATGGAAGTAAAGGGCCGTTAGCTGTTCTTGCCAAAAAATTTACCGAGGCTAAAGGGGATAGAGATGTTTTTGTTTTAACAGCTAGACCCGCTGATTCAGCTAAAGCTATACAAGAATTTTTAAGATCAACATTAGGAATAAGTATTCCTTTGCAAAATATTACAGGTTTGGCAAATGGAAAACCTAGTGCTAAAGCTTTTTGGATTGCGGAAAAGGTTTCTGAAGGTTATAATGATGTATTTTTTGCGGATGACGCTGCTGCTAATGTAAAAGCAGTTGCCTCTATGCTTGACAACTTAGGTGTTACTAAACGAGTGCAACAAGCTAAAGAAACTGATCAAAAAAGCCTTGAAGATGAAATGGATTCTATTATTAGAGGTAAGAAAAGATCTAAAATAGCTAAATTTTTAAGTAAAATTAATATTTACATTCCGCCTGGAGCGGATGATTTTGCTGGACTGCTTCAATATTTTCAAGCCAAAGGAAAGTTAGGAGAAGAACAAATGCAATGGTTTCAAGATAATTTATTAATTCCTTTTTCTAAAGGCATTGCCGCATTTACTTCTGCTAAAGTTACATTAGCTAGTGATTTTAAAGAATTAAATAAAAGATTTAAAAATACAAAAACACTAGGTGTATCTTCTAAATTTAGAAAATTGCTTGATAAAAAAGTATTAGATGGATTATATACTAATGAACAAGCAGTTAGAGCTTACTTATATGATAAAGCAGGAGAAGATTTAGGTATAAATAAAGCGGATGCTCAAGATTTAATAAGTTTAGTTGAAGGTAATTCTGAATTAAAAGCATATGCAGATGAACTTTCTAAAATAACAAAATTAGATACAGGCTATCCTCCTATTACCGAGCAATGGCTAGGTGGGAATATTGAGTCAGACATGGCTACAGTTTCTAATAGAGCACAAAGAAAAGAATTTTTGCAAGAATTTATTAATAATAAAAATCAAATATTTTCTGAGCAAAACATGAAGCTAATAAAACAGGTTTATGGAAATGACTTTACTGACGCTCTTAAAAACATTCTTGAAAGAATGGAAACTGGCCAAAATCGTAAAAAAGGTAAAGACAAGGAATTCAACGCAGCAATGAATTGGATTAACCAATCCGTAGGTGCGGTTATGTCTATTAACATGCGTTCCGCTTTGCTTCAACAAATGTCTATTGTTAATTACTTAAACTGGAATTTTAATAATCCTATTAAAATGGGATTAGCTATGGCTAATGTCCCTCAGTTTATGAAAGATTACATTAAGATATTAAACTCCGATTTTTTAAAAGAAAGAAGAGGAGGTATGGCAATTGAAGTTAATTTATCAGATATAGCAGACTCAACTCCAGGTAATTTATTCCAAAGGCTAAACAAAAAAGTTTTAGAATTAGGATTTAAGCCTACTCAATGGGGTGATAGTAATGCTATTGCATTTGGTGGAGCTTCGTGGTATAGAAATAGATATAATCAATTAATTAAAGAAGGTTTATCTGAATCTGAAGCGGATGCTCAAGCTATGTTAGAATTTCAAGAAGTTACAGAAACCTCTCAACAGTCATCAAGGGTTGATAAAGTCTCTAGACAACAAGCTTCAGATATAGGTAGACTTATATTAGCATTTGCTAATACACCATTACAGTATGCTCGTGAAACTAGAAAAGCAACTTCTGATTTAATAAATGGAAGAGGTGATTGGAGAACAAATGCTTCAAAAATAATTTATTATGGAGTTGCCCAAAACTTAATATTTACCGCTTTACAGCAAGGTTTATTTTCTTTGTTAATTGGTGATGATGATGATGACGAAGAAAAAAGAAACAAAAAATTAAATTATGCAGTAAACGGAGTTTTAGACGGCATACTTAGAGGTATGGGTTACGCAGGAGCGGTAGTATCCGCGCTTAAAAACTTAAGTATGGAGTACTACGATCAATATCAAAAAAGACAAGCTGGAGAAAGAGTATATGACGGTTCCTTAAAGCTTATACAAAAGGGTCTTTCAATTTCTCCTCCTATTAGCAAAAAAATAGGTGATATTGTAGAAGCCCAAAAGTTTGAAACATGGAGACAATATAAAAACGACCCGTTTTATCAAGCTTTTGCTTACGCTAATTATGTTTCAGGAATAACTAATTTGCCGGTTGATCGTGTTTTTAAGAAAATAGAAAACTTAAAAGCCGCTTCACTGGAAAGTACTGAAACGTGGCAATCTTTGTTTTTGTCTTTAGGTTGGTCGCCTTATAATGTAGGTGTAGAATATCCTAAAAAAGTTGGAAAGAAAAAAATAATAAAAATTTCAAAACCAAAAGAACTTAAACAATATAAGCCTATTGGTGGTAGTAAAAGAAAAAAGAAATCTTTAACTGGTATAGGTTCTGGAATTCCTAAAGTTTTACCTAAAGGTGTTTTAGGTAGAGCTAATCGCGATGGCAGCATTGAAGTTGCTGAAGGATTATCTCCTACTAAAAAAAAGCAAGTAATTGCTCATGAACAAAAGCATCAAGAGGATATGAAATCTGGAAAACTAGATTATAATAAAAAATTTATTTATTGGAATAATGAAAAGTATAAAAGAACAGCTGATAAAAAAATAAATTATAAAGGAAAATTATATATTGAAGGTTCTCCGGCTTTACCTTGGGAAAAAGCTGCAAATAAAGCTGAAAAAAAAATTAATTAATTATGGAAGACGAAAGTTTAAAATTAAAAAAAGCCCGTGAAAAAATGAACGATGCTTTAGGTTTAAAAGAATCAAACTCTATTACTCCTGAGCCTAAGCTTAAAACAAAAAAACAAAAAAATAAAGCAAAAAAAAGAGTTGATAAAATTACCCGTAGAGTAGAAAGAAAATACGATGCTGGAGATCTTAGCACTACTGAAAATATGGCAGCTGCAAGAACAAAAGAGGGTAATTTAATTGATACAAGAAAACAAAAAAGAAAAGATTATCTTGTTGCTTTTGCTAATGAACTAGCTCCCGCAGAACAATCTGGGCAATATAAAGGAGAAGCTTTTGGTAAAGGGCCAAAACCCACGAGTGGCGAAGCAAGTATTGCAGGTGCTCAAGCTGCTGTTGATGATAAAAGAGCGGAAACAGCAAAAAATGAGCAGCAATATTCAGATATTTTTAAAGGATTACAAGATGTATCAAACGATAAATTACTTAATAATTTTTCTTATGATACAGGTGTTTCTGGTTTAAATAAAAATACAGACTCGAATCCTTCTTCTTTTATGAAAAAAGAATATTTTAAAAAGAGAGGATATTAAATAAAAAAAGGGGTAACCATTTACGGCTACCCCTTTATTTTTTTTACCCATCACAAGATATGCAACTAGGATCCATTGCTTTTGCGGCTATATCGCCTCGCAATACTGATTCTGTACGCATATAATATAATGTTTTTATACCTCTTTTCCAAGCTTCAAAATGTACCTGATTAATCCATCTAGGCTCTGCTTCTGAAGGGAAAGCTAAATTAAGTGATACCGACTGATCTATATAATCTTGCCGTATACCCGCTTGACCAACCAATTCTAATTGGTTTATTTCTTTAAATGTTTTAAATACATTTTTAACTGGCTCACCATCTTCTTGAGTTAGTCGTCCGAGGTGGTCGTAAAACCATCCATCGAGTTCTTTAATTCCTTGAACGGATCCACCATCTTCCAAAATTTTATCCCAAATTTCTTTGGTATCGATACCAATCTTTTTAAATACTTTTTTAAGTTCATTGTTTTTGCGTATAAACGTTCCTTTAGCTGATTGCTCTGTAAATACATTAGCAGCCCAAGGCTCAATTCCAGGAGATATATTGCCACTAAGCTTACTATTAGAGACTGTAGGGGCCACAGACCGAAGATGAGTGTTACGCATACCAGTACCCACACACCAGAGAGGCTCCCCATATATTTCTGCAAGCTTTCTTGACGCTCTTTCAGATTCAATTTTAATTTTACTAAAAATTTCACGTGTTTTAAATTGTGCTAATAATCCTTCAAAAGCAATTCCTTTTTGCTGCAACAAAGTATGCCAACCTAAAACACCTAAGCCAACTGCTCGGCCTTTTTCAGCACTACGTATAGCATTCTCAAAGCCTTTCATGTTTTTAGCTTTTTGTATAAACTCTTCCATCACTCCATCTAAAAACCAAATAGCATCATAAATAAGATTAGTATTTTTCCATTCATCATACTTTGCAAGGTTTACTGAAGACAAACAACAAACAAAACTATGCGATTCATCTGTATGCAATGTAATTTCACTGCATATGTTTGTCATATGTACTTTTAAGCTATTGCTTTTGTAAGCATCTGGATTAGCTTTGTTCGTATTGCCTTTAAAGAGGATATACGGCTCCCCAGTAGCTTTACGTTTTTGGAGTAGTTTTGACCACCTCGATCTTGCTTCTTGATCTCCGCCCTCGAGTCTTCGCATAAACTTATCGCCAACGACAGCACACTGATGTAGGTTAAGAGATTGCCTGTTGACGTCACCTTTAGGTTCTCTGATTTCCAACCATTCATCAAAATCAGGGTGTTCGATATTGAGATTAACGGATGCAGCCCCTCTTCGTACTGATCCTTGATTGGTCGCGAGTATAGTTGAGTCATAGATT